CGTGTGATGGCCCCCGTACTAAACCGTAACTGGGGAACCTGCTTTTTTGTTTAGCCATATGGTATGTGGATTAATAGCTTTATTTAAAATGTTTATAAACAGGTGTGTGAAGTTACACTCCACAGCATTTAAATATAAGAAGATAAAAGACAATAACCAAAGAAATAATTAATTAATTTCTAGCACCCGTTATCCAGTTATATTTACGGAGTTTAGGTAAGAGTTTGTTTTTACGTTTATCATTGGCAAACCCTTCTTTACTGGTAGCTTGTGACTTTGGTGCTCTAGCAAAGTAGTCTGCATAGTATAGCGCATCCATAATATCATCGTTCCGAGGTTTAGGATGCTCAAAGAACTCATCTATTATCTCTGTCATCTCTCTTTTAATATATAATTTCTTAGAATTAACAATAGGGCCTAGTGTGGTTTCTAGTCTATCTTGCTTCTTTATTCTATTGGGCGGCTTAACTCCCTTAAAGATACCGGGCATCAGTCTTTTCTCATTGGCACTCATGCGGGTTACCATATCTCTCACCATCTCTTGTGCTGCAACGGTCTCAATCGTTACCCGCCTAACAGGGCTATACTTCTTTGCCAGCTCTATAATCTTAGCTGGTACATCAAATGTAGGGATACGTTCTCTAAAATACTCTAAGACATACCGATTACTCTTAGAATCTATACCCATAACCAAGATAACTTGAAAGTCTGAGGTCTCTGTAGCTGTCGCTGCAAGGTCAACCCCCATGTAAATATTGATAGGAATTACCTCATCACCCTCTACAATGTAATTAAAACCGTTCATAAGCTTACGCTCACCATTGTAATGCTGTATTCTATCTATCTTAAATGATGCATTAGATATATCTCTCGCATCATTCATATATTCTTGAGCAAACTTATTTACTAAGCCTGCCTCTATAAATTCTTGTTTCTTATGATTTAACTTAGTAAGAGGGAACTGCTCAGGCCATAACGCCTTACCTTCTTCAATAGCTCTGTGAAAGAACACATCCCACGGATAACTTCTATCATCTTTTTGTGCTTTTCGGAATCCGTCATAGGTCATCTGTAAAAAGCTATCAAAGTGTACAATAGTACCGGCTAACCATATCCAACCCTCATTACCGGGTGATTCTTCTAAAGCAGGATAGATTGTAGATACCACCCACTTCTTAATTTCATTACGCCGTTCTGGTGTCTTAGTATTTAGCTCTGATTCAAAGTCATCCAAGATAATACCGGTATAACGTACATCTACTTCTGCACGCCCCCTAAGTCTTTGAGAAGTACCTTTGGCTATAATCCTATCTCCTTTAGGAATAACAAGGTCTTTTTCTGTCCAACGCTTACCTACACTACCCCCATCCATATTACCAAAGTAATACTTAATGGTCTTATTAGTCTCTAAATGATATCTAAGATACTTTAAGTGGTCAATTGCCTGACCTTGCTCTTCCGATACCCATGCAATAAAGTTCTGGTCATCCTCACCAGCAAAGCAAAGTTTATGTAAAATAGCTGATTTAGATAGAATAGACTTACCAAAGCCCCTAGGAAGTATAATACAGATACGCTCACCGGGTTTAGTAGATATTAGTCTTTTAGAAAGTGTGTAGTGACAGTCAGGAGAAGCACTCTTATGCATAAAGTCTTTAGGAAGAAAGGCTCTACCAAAGAATAAAAGGTCTTTATAGGACTTAACGAGTATTTCATCCCGACGAGTCATCTCTTCAGGAGGAGGTATAATGTTAAACGTCTCTATTTGCTTCTCTTTTGGCAAGTTTTCTAGCCTCGATAATTCCTCTTTTACGTCTTTTGTTTTCAATAGTTAACTTTTTTTTTAAACGCTTACGGGCTTTAGCAGCTTTATTAGGCACTACCACTTTTCCTTATTTGCCCAGTAAGCTGCGGACATTTTTCCTTTTGCAATGTTTTTTGCGTGCCTAGCTCTAAATGATTTTCGTCTGTTCTTTTGTTTCTTAGACTCACCCGCTTTAGCCTTACCAGCGGTCTTAACTCCCTGTTGTCCAAATCGAATGGTCTTAATCTTATCTCCTTCTTTAGCAACCACCACATGACTTTTTGTAGGGTGGTTTGGTGTTCTCTTGGGTTTATTATACCCAGAAACACCAACTCTTTTTAATCTTGTATCTTTTTTTGTATCAGGCATTATTTTTTTATCTTTTTAATTTTACCATTATGTGTTCTAGCAAACTTATGTGTTTTTGTTTCTCTAATTAATGTTCCGCTGTATGTTTTGCCGCCATACTTCCAACTTACTTTTTTAGCCATTACTTACCCCAGCTCTTCTTAGCTAGACTTTTGGCTTTTTTACTTAATTCACCAAAGTGAAATAACCGTTGACTACTTGGCCCATGTTTCTTACCACTATGTAATTGTCCATTAGGCATCTTATGCATACCGCCTTTATGCTCTTTACCACTCTTTAAGTAGTGCTTGACTCCCATTGCCATCTTAAACCTCTATTATCTTAATATTGTAATGTATCTTACCCCATTGCATATATACAGGATATAACCAATTGGGTCTATTGAGACGCATTCTCTTCTATTAGCCCCGTCTCAAAGGCTTTTAATCTATCCTTAGAGAAACCAGTAAACTCTTGTATTAACGCTACAGAGTCTGTTTTCTTTTCAGTAGACAATAATCCCGATATCTTCATCAATGTCTCTAATGCGCGCAACTTATCACCATCTCTCACACCGGTCTTATCTACCACCGACTTTGCATTTTCTAATAAATAAGTCTTAGTAATCCCCAAATCATCCATTAACGCTTCAACTTCTTTGTTAATCAATACTCGTATCCTCTTTTGTCTTAATAAAATCTTAGAGCGGGTTAACGCATACCGACGGTTCTTCGTCTTATAGACCGTTAAGTAAGCATCCGTTGCGTCCCGACCCATAGCTACCATCTTAGCAAACAGCTTCTCCCTAGCGGTAATATACTTACTGTTCTTATGGCGCGTAAATGTATAAATATCTTTAGGCGGCTCACCCTGTAACTTAGCATTATCAACTACAAAAGCAGTTCCCAGTAAAGTACGGATGTAATCGGTCTTCTTATTATATTGATTACTATACATTACCGCCCGCTTTAATATCGTAAATACCTGTCCATCATCACTCAAAGCCCACTCGCCCTCACCAGCTTTCCGCCAATCATCTTTTAAATCTGCTTTTAAGTGGTGCTTTCTAAATTCTTCTTCATTCTCGTATAGATGATAGTCTACCCCACTAATGGTCTTGACATACATCCTACGCCTTAGCTTTTACATCCGGTATATCTATATCAAAGAAGTCTACCAACATCGGTGATTCCATATCATCTATAATCAATAATATCTCCATCATGTAGGCATAATCACCAGTCTCTCTAAACTTACTCGATAACGACTTTAAGCTGTCTATCGCGGGGCCTAAGTCTAAGATTTCCATACTAGGGTTTGTTTCCATGGTATGAATATAAGCATATATTACTTTTTTAAACAAGATGAAAAATAAAGGTTGACTGGTATAGGTTAAAACAAATAAATTCAAATGTCGGTTGAGACAGAATAATATATTATAATACTATTAATATATTAATATATTAATATACTATAATACTATAATATTATAATATTAGTAATACTATTAATATTATAATATATTAAAATAATCTTCTTATAATATATTAATATACTAGTAATACTATAG